TGGACATCTGCATCTTTTGATGGTAGTGGAAATGTAACAGGCTCAGCAACAATACAAGCAAGTGCTGTAGAAAACAGCATGATTGCAGATAACGCTGTAAACGGTTCAAAGATTGCACAAAACAGTATTTTAACAAAACATATAGATGATGGGCAGATTACTACTGACCAGATATTAGATGGTACAATCGCAACAGGCGACATAGCAAACAATGCGATTACAGCGGCTAAGATAGCAGAAAATGTTGTTGGGGCAAGTGAAATTGCTCAGAACTCTATCGGAGTTATACATATACCCGATGGTTTAATTACAACTACACAGATAGCAGCGAATACGATTGCTACTGGAGATATTGCAGATAACGCTGTAAATGCTACTAAGATAGCAAATAATTCTATAACTAATAATGAACTAGCAGATAATGCAGTTACTTCAGCAAAAATAGTAAATGGAGCAGTCAATACTGTAGACTTAGCAGACGATGCAGTTACTGCGGCTAAATTAGCGGCCAACTCAGTTGTCTCAGCAAGTATTGCCAATGGAACCATTGTCACAGCAGACTTAGCAGATAATTCTATTACTTCAGCAAAGATAGTTGGCTTAACAATCGTTGCAGGAGATATTGCACATAACGCAATTAATGCTAATAAAATTGGTACTGGTATTGTTGATGCAACACATATAGCAGCAAATGCTGTATCTTCTTCAGAGTTAAAGTCCGATGCTTTATCTGGACAAACATTCACAGGTAATTTTACATGTGGTAATATAAGTCCTTCAGCAGTAACAACAACAGGTAATGTAGGTGTTCAAGATACTAACCCACCACAAAAACTTCATATAGACGAAGTTGCTGGGTTTGATGTAGGTACAGGAAGTTCAACTTCAACATCACAATTTGCACTAGATACATTTACTGCAGCAACATTTAGAAGTGCTGAATATACAGTACAAATTACAAACTCAACAGATAGTGACTATCATACTTTAAAGATTTCACTATTCCATGATGGGTCAACAGTTTACTTAACACAATACGCTTCTATATTTGACAATGGAGCCCAAGCCGCTTTTGACGCAGATATAAGTAGTGGAAGTGTTAGATTATTAGCAACGCCCGCATCAAGCGATACTATGGCGTTCAAGTTCATTAGAACAACAATAGAGGTATAAAATGGGACAGAAATTAGATTTTAACATCGAAGACGCAGGATTAAAAATTGATGGTAGTGATGTAATCGACGCAAGTAGAAACTTTGAAGGAAGTGTCGCATCAGACAGACTTGGAAGTGGAACTATACCAAAAGCAAGATTACCATTTACAATCACAACAACTGCTCCAACTGGAGTAGGCAGTACAAGTGATGGCCACATCTTCTTTGTATATTAATAGAGGAGCATAATGGGTATATTTGTAAATGATGGCGGAACACTCCGCACCATCAGGTTTATCGCTGTTAATGACGGTGGTACACTTAGACGAGTAAACGAAGTGTTCGTAAACAATGGCGGCTCTCTTGAAGGGCCGTTCAGTGCTGTGCATGAAACAAGTAGGTCTACAAATACAGAAACAACTTACATCTCAGGAACACAAGAAACCGCTTTTGCAACAAATACAACCTTTGATACAAATAGGGCAACAGATACTGTAACTACATTTAACACTAGTAGAGCAACAGATACAACTATTACTACAACAAGAGCAACTACAACTGTATTCAATACAACTACAACTTTTAATACTACTACTACATTTAATACATCAAAGAATACTACAACTACATTTACTACAACAACAAATTATACGACAACTACAACCTATAATACAACTAGGTCTACAACTACAACTTTCACTACTACAACTCTGTTCAATACAGAAACAGCGTATCAAACAACTAGGTCTACAACTACGACTTTTGATTCTAATACTACCTACACAACCACAACTACTTTTGATACAACTAGGTCAACTACAACAACCTTTGAAACTACAACTGCGTATAATACAACTACGACTTTTAATACTACAAGGTCTACAACTACTACGTTTACTACTACTACAAATTATACAACAACTACAACCTATAATACAACTAGGTCTACTACAACTACGTTTAATACAACAACAAATTATACAACAACAACGACTTTTGAAACAGATAGGTCTACAACTACTTCATATAATACAACCACAACCTATACGACTTCGTATGACACGACGATAACAACAACTAGGAATACTGGTTTTACAAATAGTACAAATACAAGTAGAGGAACAGCAACAAGTAGAAGTACAACAACTGCGTATGATACAACTACTGCTTACACAGATAGTACAAACACAAGTAGGTCTACAAATACAAGTAGAAATACAAGTACTGCTTACGAAGATAATACAAATACTTCTAGGTCTACAAATACAAGCAGGAACACAAGTACAGCATATACAGATAATACAAATACTTCAAGAGGCACAAATACTTCTAGAAATACTGGGTTTACAAACTCTACATCTTATGGTACAAGTAGAAATACTAATACTTCTAGAAATACTAATACAAGTAGGTCAACAGCATATACAGATAATACAGGATTTACAAACTCTACAAATACAAGTAGAGGCACGGCTTACACAGATAATACAGGATTTACAAACTCTACAAATACAAGTAGGAGTACTTCTTACAATACTTCTAGAAATACTAATACTTCTAGGAACACAAACACAAGTAGAAATACAACTAGGTCAACAAGTTATAACACTTCATTTACAAATGTAACATTTACTTTGTCCACAGAGGAAGAAGAAAGCGGAACCTTTGTAAATACAGAAACATTTAATACAAACACAAGTAGGTCTACAACTAGAAATACTTCGTATAGTACATCATTTACAAACTCAACAGGGTTTACAAACTCTACATCATATGCTACAAGTAGAAATACAGGATTTACAAATAATACAAATACTTCAAGAGGTACAAATACGAGTAGGAATACAGGATTTACAAATAATACAAATACTGCTAGAAGTACAAACACATCTAGAAATACAGGATTTACAAATTCAACAGGGTTTACAAACTCCACTGGATATAACTCTACAAGAAACACTAATACAAGTAGGTCAACAGCGTATACAGATAATACAGGATTTACAAACTCTACAAATACAGCAAGAAGCACAGCGACTGCTTATGTAGATAATACAGGATTTACTAATGTAACTAATACAAGTAGAAGCACAGCAACTGCTTATGTAGATAACACAGGATTTACAAACAATACAAATACAAGTAGAGCAACAGGTACAAGTAGAAGTACTACAACTGCTTATACTACAACTACTGCTTACACAGATAATACAAGTACAACTAGAGGTACATCTTACGAAACAGCGTATGGTACAAGTAGAAGTTCTTCAAGAGCCACAGGTACAAGTAGAGCAACTACAACTACATTTAATACTTCTAGTGGAACTGCTACAAGTAGAGGAACTGCTACAAGTAAAAATACTACAACTACATTTAATACAAATACTACAACAGCAACAAGTAGAGGTACAGAAACAAGTAAAAATACTACAACCACATTTAATACTACTCGTTCCTCAGGTACAAGTAGAGCGACAGATACAACTCAATCTACTACAACAACTTATGCTACAACTCTTGGAACACTTACAACAAGAGCAACAGCGACAAGTAAATCTACAACGACTGCATTTGATACTACAATTACAACAGGTACTTCTGCGTCAACAGATACAACTAAATCTACTACAACTACATTTAATACCAATACTACAACAGGTACAAGTAGAGGCACAGATACAAGTAGAACAACTTCTACAACATTTAATACTACACAAACTACTGCTACAACTCAATCTACAGCAACAAGCAAATCTACTACAACTACATTTGAAACTGCATTTGCTACAACAACTACATTTGAAACAACTAGAACGGAAGAAGATGGTACAACTACAACATTTGAAACCACAAAATCAACAGACACAACAATTACAACTGATCATCTAACAGTATTTGCTACTGCAACAGATACAGTTGTTTACGAAAGAATAACAGCCAGTTCAGCAGGAACAATATTCGATACTGAAGTATCAAGCGCCTCCGATTTAGGGGCTTCCTTCTGGGACGGCTCACAATGGAGTTAAGAAATGGCAGAGAGTCACAGAAAGACGGAAATTACTCCCGAGTATGTAAATAAAAAACTCGAAAGTATGATGAGCGCAATCTTCGACACAATAGGTGAAAACGAAGACCGCATGAAAAATATAGAAAAAAGATTATTTGAATTAATTCAAGAGGTTAAAGAATGGAAGAAGGCAGAGCAATAAAACCTAGTAAGCCTCTTGAACAAATGAGTATAAATGAAGAGTTAGGAGATATCCCAACTCATTTTATGAAATCAGGTAGTAGTTTTAGACCTAAGAAAGATTTAGAACTACTTAACAAATTTAAGAAACGAATTATACGCGAATCTCATAGAGGAGTGCCTTTTGAGTATGACTTATGGTTTAATACTAATGAAGTCAAAACTATAAGAAGTTGGTTATATACTGACTTTCTTGGTAAAGGTATTTACATGAGAGTTAGTTCAGTAAAAATTAATGATAAAATTTTACAAAGTATCGTTGATTCAGACATAAAAATTGATGAAGAACGAATAAGTAAAATAAAAGCAAACTTGCAAAATAAATATTCGTTACAATGGAATACAGAGTTTTACGATAAAGTTATCTTTCCGCCAGGCAGTAACTTAATGAATGGCCCACTAATTGATTTTAGAAAGGTTAAAAAACTCGTAAAAGAACAAGGTTATAAAGTAAAACCGCACCCAATAACTGCTCCTGTTTGGATAGCAAAATGGAACATGGAAGTTGGGGAAGAAAATGTTTTACACAAAAAAGAGGGTGGGTATGAACTACTACTTAATTGTAAAGAAGTAGCGACCTGTCCGAATAGTGAAATGGGAATCATAGCACTATTATTAGGAAAGAAATTACAACTAGTATCTAATCCTAGAAAGATAAGAGAAAAGAAACTCGTTACATATGAAAGTTTCTATGCAGCATGTAGCAATACAAAAAACTGCACGGCTTACGATGCAATATGTAAGATTCTCTCGTCAAAAAGGTCTGGTATAATATTTGACTTTGATGACGATGCAGAAGATAGAATGGAAAGGTATTTAGATAATTTTTGGGAGTATAAAATACACAAATGATAGATATAGCAATATTATATAAGAAAGACTACACTGCTTTCACACTAGCGTCTCTACTTGACAAGTCGGAGGAGTTCCGCGTGCACCTATACTTTAAGTATGAAGAATGGGACGATGTCTTAGTAAAATGGGCATTAGAAAATTTTAGACAGATAAAATGTTATCAACTACCTGGAGTAACTAATAATATTGCAAAAATGATACTTCATATGCGAAGATGGTATATGGATAAACCCGAATCACAAAGACCAAGTAAAAGACTTATGGTTATTACAGGTAATAATATATTCCACGCAGGTAAACTGGTTAGTGGTCATATACCACCTGAGTCTTACTTTGATAATAAAGTTGGGTTATTAAATAGAAAACTAATGTATAGAAAACACCCAGCATATAAAAATTACTATAACATTCTAAAGATTAATCATAAAGTTCCACAAGGAACAAACATAACAGATGCCCAATGGGAAAGTGTAGCATTTAAACAATATGATTGGGATATGTTTATGGTAAACTATGACGCATTGATGAAGATTAGAGATGGGAATTTGTTCTTTAAGGGCGGAACTCATTTTGCAACTAGATTCAAGGGCGAACCACAAATAGATGCGTATCTAAATAACTGCAGTAATGTAGTATTCTTTAGAGCGTTGATGAAACTCAAACCAACTGATATGCCTTTATACATGGACGGCAGACTTGATAAATTAATTAAGTTAGATGCTATCGGACCAAAGGACTGTATCAATCACAATATAATGTTAAGAAAATCATACTCAATAAATATAGACCATAGTACATTGATGTCTGATTATTATTCATTACCTACTGGGATTCAACTAGCAGCACCATTTGAACTCTATGGAAACTTGATAGACAAGATACCATTGAATCTAAGAAATGCTAGATTGAATGAACAAATTCTTTTAAAATCAGAAAAACAAAAGATTACAACTAGAAAGTTAGTACAGGCGGGTTATAAGTTAGGTAAAATCGACTGATTTTTCCTCGAGGTCTGACAAAATTTTCCAATCCAAAATATTTTTTCGAACCAAATCCATTACATAGCCTCGTTCTGCGGCTCCCATATGAGGATTCTCATTTACTGTATTTATCGGAAGATGCCACGAGTATGGTACAGCATTCCCTACTTTGAAACCAGCGTCTTTGGCGAAAAAGTCAAATCCTATTAATGACAATTTTTTCCATACATGAACCATACGAGTGAAAAATAAGATTGAAATAAATCCATTTGAAGGACGCTTTGCATGAAAGTCGTTATTTTTTATACCGAATTCTTCATAAATAGATTTCAACTCGTCATCTGTAAACATAGTTATCCAGTCTTTTCCAATTTTATGTCTTGACACATCGCTGTCTAAATCAACTCTCGCTCTATTTAAGAGTTTCAATGCCATTGGATAATACACCTGATGTTTACTTCTAAGAAAACCAGATATCCATATATCAGTACGCTGTCCTATTGATTCATACTTATCAGGAGTTGGCATACCCTTTCCAAAACGCACAACAATATCATGAGAGTCTATCCACTCTCCTTTCTTATGTTGTAATATTTCTACTGAATTTCCTACAAAGATGATTTCTTTGTTTTCAATTGTTCTGATAAGTTTATCCATTCTTTCTCATATAGTGGGTGTTTGAAGTTATTGTGGTCACCTAACCAAGGGCCACCGTCTGTAAAGTGAACTGCTTTAGCATAGTTACCAAAATCATAGTAACCTACCATAGCATTGTATGATGCGGGCAAGTCTCCAACGCCGTCAGTATCATCATGCCCTAGAGCCCATGTAAAACCATGTAGATGTACTGGGGCTGCGTTGTTGACATACCACAAACTTAGTGAATTACATAATGCATTATTGAAATACATTAGTGAAGACCAATACTTTTTAGGGTATGGTCTATTTATTTTTCCGTCCATTTTTATTTTATCTTCTAAAATAAATTGTGGGTGTTTTACACACATGACGGATTTGTGTGAATTTTTATGATGTACTATTTCTTGTGGGTCACATCGCCACATGAAGTCTCCATCGCAGAATAATGACCAACCCATATAGTTAGACAGGTAAGGAACAAGAAACCTAGTGAAAGCAAATTCTGTACTTGCACTTTCTTCTTTTCTAGTATAGATACCTTGTTCCTGTAAATCAGACTTAATCAAGGGATAAATCTTATGCGTAGGATTAAACCTAAGTATAGATTCTTTACACACCTCAAACATTTCTGGGTGAGATGATTCATACCCTATGTAGATATTCATTCTTTATCTTCTGCTGTATTAAGTTGATTACCTAAGTCATTTATATAGGCCTGTCTTGCAGTTTGAGTTAATGCTAACATATTCTGATAATGAGAAATCTGTTGGTCACATAATTGTAAGTGTCCAATAATAGATTTCTGCTCATTATTTAAATCTTCAACATCATGCTCAACTCCATCTATAGTGATAGTTGGTTGTAACTGTTCTGTCATTTAAATATATCCTGCCAATTTCCTTGTGTACTAGCCTTAGCATACTCGGTAGCACGGTTTTCAAAAAAGTTGGTATGCTCAACTGCGTTAACTTGCATATCTATCCAAGGCAACGGATTCTCCGTGCTTTTAAAGATAGCCTTCATACCTAGACCTAGTAATCTTCTGTCGGCTATGTATCGGATATATTCCTTTACTTCTGTCGCAGTTAGGTCTGGTACTGAAACTTTGTTGAAACAGATGTCAATAAATTTATCTTCTAATTCTACTGTCCTCTCTGCGGCACAGTAAATTTCATACTTTAATTTATCTGTCCACAGTTCTGGATTCTCTCTCATAAAAGTTCTAAATAGTTCTGATAAGCCTTCTACATGTAGACTCTCATCTCTAATTGACCATGTAACAATCTGACCCATACCTTTCATAAGATTGTGTCTTGGATAGTTTAGAAGTATAGCAAAACTACTAAATAGTTGTACTCCTTCTGTAAATCCACTATAGACTGCCATAGTCTTCGCCATGTCATGTTTTGTTTCCATGTTAAAATCTGTTAGATAATCATGTTTATCTGACATCGCTTGTATATCAAAAAACTCTTGGTACATATCATCAGATTTACCTAAAGTTTCTAATAGTAAAGAATATGCTTCTTGGTGAACTGCTTCCATCGCAGCAAAACTCACAAGCATCATTCTTACTTCTGGTTGCTTGAATGTTGGTAGATAGTGTTTTGCATATCCACAACATACATCAACATCTGCCTGTGTGAAGAAACGAAAAATATTATCTATCAATAGTCTTTCATCATCAGTCAGTTTTTTGTTATAATCCTTTATGTCATCTTGTAGTGGTACTTCGTCTGGAAGCCAGTGCATCTGCTGTTGCCTTTTGTACTTCTCAAAAGCCCACGGATAACTAAAAGGTTTGTAGTATTCTCTTTCTTCTAGTAAGTTCATTTATCCCTCACAACTTAAACAATCTTGGTTTTCAAAAATTATTTCTCTTTTAGCAACGCTTGAAACATTATCTGCACGAGATATTGCCTCACTGCGTAGGTAATATAAAGTTTTAAGGTTTTTTGCCCAAGCCACCATGTGTACATTGTGCAACTCCCCTTTGTTTACATCAGGTGGGAAAAATAGATTCACACTTTGTGATTGACATATCATTGGTTGTCTACCCGAAGCGTGTTCTATTACCCAGCCTTGATTTATTTCTACGGCAGTTTTAAATGTATCTTTCTCCCACTGTGTTAGGAAGTCAAGATGTTGACAACTGCCTTTGTTTGTGATAATAGTTCTCCAAGTATCATCATCATTCTTTCCATGCTCTTCTAATACTGCTTCAAGAAACTTGTTCTTTACTAGATTAGACCCAGACTTTGTTTTCTGTGTATAAGCATTTGCTCTAAATGGTTCGATACTCGGTGATGTATTACCACAGATAATACTTGAACTTGCATTTGGAGCGATTGCTAGTAGATGTGCATTTCTTACTGTGCAAGAATCATCATCTGGACATGCTCCTCTTTCAACGGCAAGTTCTCTCGTTGTTTTCTGTGCTGATTCCTTGATGTGTTGAAACATCTCTAGGTTAGCAGCAGTCGCCATTGCACTCTCAAAAGGTATGCTAGACTTTTGTAAGTAAGCATGAAATCCCATAGCGCCAAGTCCTATGCTTCTCTCCCTCATAGCACTAAACTTTGCTTTATGTAGTTGCTCTGGCGCGTTCTCGATAAATGATGTTAAGACATTATCGAGCATACGAATTAAATCAGGAATGAAAGCACCATGAGTTTTCCACTCGTCATAATACTCTAAGTTCACACTAGAAAGACAACATACTGCTGTTCTCTCTTCATCTGTTGGAAGTGTAATCTCAGAACATAAATTACTTTGATGTACTTTCAATCCTTTCTTTTTCTGAAAGTCAGGTAGTTCAGAATTTACAGCATCACCAAACATAATGTATGGCTCTCCTGTTTCCATTCTATTTTGTAGTATCTTTACCCATAATGCACGAGCAGATACTGTTTTTGTAATCTCACCACTATGTGGGTCAATCAAATCCCAACTATCATCGAATCCTTCTTCTTTTGTTGCTCTATGTATAAGTTCCATATACTTATCAGTGACTACAATACCATGGTGTAAGTTTAGACACTTACGGTTTGTATCTCCGCCTGTTGGTTTTCTTATATCTAAGAACTCTTCAATCTCTGGGTGGTCTATATCGAGATACCCTGCATAACTTCCTCTACGGGTTACACCCTGTGAGAAAGCAAGCATTTCTGCATCTACAACTTTTACGAAAGGTATTACACCAGTAGACTCAGAGCCTTTTGATGTCTTAGTTCCTGAAGAACGGACATGACCCCAATATCCACCAATACCACCACCAAAAGATGATAGAAATGCATTTTCAGTAAAGTGGTCTGTTATACCCTCTCTACTGTCATCTACATAGTTAAGAAAGCAACTTATTGGTAATCCTCTTCTCGTACCACCATTTGATAGTACTGGAGTTGCGAACATAAACCAAAGGTTACTTACATAATCATACAAACGCTGTGCATGAGCATCGTCATCTGCGAATGTTTCTGCAGCACGAGCAAATGCTTCCTGAGGCGACTCTTCGCCTGGAATCATATATCTGTCTTTGAGAGTTGCTATTGCGAACTCATCTAAAAGACTATCTTTACTGTAATCAATTTTTACTGACATAATTCTCCACTAATCTTAAAATATCTTGACTATGCCCTAATACGGCAGCGTCTACATCATATGTTAAATCCATTAACTCAATATTAGTAGCAAGTCTATCACTGCCAAACTCATTTAAGTTTTGCATGAATTTATACCTGCTCTCAATAGGAAGTGTATTCATGATGTCAAATACATCTCCATACTGTGCTATTAATTGAGTTGCCCTTTTTGGTCCAATACCTGTAACTCCTGGAACATTGTCACCTTTATCTCCTGTCAAACATTTGAAAGTCAAATAGTAAGAAGGGTCAAAGTCATAGTGTTCGTCCCAGTTGTCTAGTGTTGTTTCCTTTCTTGTGACCGTAGAAAACCTACTGACATTTTCAGTTATCAGTAAGTCCCAGTCTTTATCTGATGATATTAACCATATCTCGTCAAGTCCTAACTCTTCGCGATTAGTTGCTATAACAGCCGCTATATCATCAGCCTCTACTCCTTTGTACTTGATAGTAAGATATCCCTTACTTTTCAAGTTCTTCATTGTTACACCAAACTCCTGTAAGAACTCAAGGAACTCCGCCTCTTCTTCAGGTGTTTGGTCTTTGTACCTTTCGGCACGATTTGCTTTATAATCAGGGTCAATAGTTTTACGGTAATCACTACCGCCATCGCCTAATACGACTATCTCTCCGCAGTTATAAGACTTTGCTAGACTTTCGACTGTTCTTACATAGTCATGTTCAAAGTCTAATTTGTTCTGATGTTTCCATCTAAAAGCCAGGTTGAGTCCATCAACAATCAACAAGTTCCCATT